TGAGAACCTGTTGTGTTATTGAAAAATGTATATTGACTCTCAGTAGCAGGAATAAATACAACGATATCTCCTGTGAGAGCACCTGTTAATTCTATGTTTTTGTTAGAAGATTCAGCGGCTGGATCTGCGTTTGCAGTAGATAATGTGATGTTTGCAGAACCCGCAACTGATTTTGATAGATAACCAGCTCCAAAAGCATCTAAAACATCTAAATTGTTATTAGTATTTGTACCCCAGGTATTGGCGTTAGCGCCAGTAGCCATTTTTTCTAGTTTGAAATTACTTGAGTATGTACTTGCCATGTTTAAACCTCTCTAAAATATATCTTTTTTTGTTATTCAAGCAACACTTTTTACGCTGCGCTTACCTCTGTCCACGTGTTACTTGCTCCTGTATTTGTGTTTGTCCACGTGTTACTTGCTCCTGTAGCCACATTCGCCCAAGGTGTAGCAAATGAATTACCTGTTACTACTGATAAGTCAAGTCCTGTTACATTTACCAAGGCGCTTCCTTCAACTGTTTCTGTTCCTGTTGCGAAAGATAAAGCGACAGTAGAAACGCTGACGATGACACCTGTACCAACCTCAATAGTAGGAGCTCCTGTAGCAAAACTTGTAGAAACACCAGTAGGCTCAACAAGAGCGTCTGCTTCTACAGTAAGTGTACCTAAAGTGGTAGTTGCAGTGACTGATGTTGGGTCTACCTGTGTAAAGATTTCAATATTAGGTGTGCCTATTGCAAAATCTAATTGATCAGATGGTGCAACAACTGCAACGCTACCCTCACCAGAAACCGTGACTCCAGATAAAGCTGCTCCTATTGTCAGAGCTGTAGGTTCAATTAAAGCGGTTCCTGTTTCAGTGGTATCACCTAAGGCACTTGTCATCGCAAGACCAGTGACAGAAACTATAACACCTGTTCCTACCTCTACTGTAGGTGTGCCTAAGTCCGTGGACATCGTCACGCTTGTGACGTTAGTAATGAATTCTATGTTTTCATTCCAAGTAAATGATCCCCAAGTATTTCTACCCCAACCTGCATCCACTGTTCCTGATGCAGTCTCGTCACCTGTAGCAAAAGACATAAGAAGACTACCAGCTACAACGCCAGTGCCTTCTTGTACTGTAACTCCAGATAATTGTGTTTGAAAAGAAACGCCTGTTGGGAAGTAGACGTTTTCAGGCTCTGCTACAGCAGTGCCTAAAGTGGAAGATACTTGTAATGAATCTAATGTGACTAAACAATCAGCTTCGACAGTTTCTGTGCCTAAAGCTGTTGTAGTTGATACTCCAGTAACAGATACTGTGATCGAGCTTTGTTGGCCCCAAAAGCCTTCGCCCCAATTATTTTCACCCCAAGCATCTGCCATGGTAATGCTCCTCTAAATTAAGATAATCTTAATATAGCACTTGAAGCATCATTGGTTGGGAATGCGATTGTGAATGTACCGTTTGTTGATGTCTTTACACTTCCAAAATCAAGAACACAAATAGCTGCGTTAGTATTCGATGATGATCTATTGTAAATTAAAGCTGCTTGAGCAGAAATAGTTGCTGAAGTGAAGCTTGCGTTTGCAAAGTCAACGAATGCTGTTGAAGCTGTTGCGCTTGTTGCTGTTAAACCGATAGTTGCGCCTGTTAAAGTTGCACCACCTGCTGCATATGTTCCTGAGTTACCTACTTCGTTTGTTGCTGAGTAGGCTGTTGTGTTTCCATTTAAAGTTGCAGAGCTTGTGTAGAGAGCAAGATTGATAGTATCTCCATCAAGATCATGATCGCCCGCTAATAACTCTTGTTTAAATGAAGCACAGACTGCTTGATTTATTGCCATGTATTATGCCCTCCTTAGGCTTTGGGGTCTGCAGAGGGTAGTGGTACTCTTAGCACTCCGTCTGCATACTCATCTCTTCGTTTACGTCCCATCTGCTCGTTAGCGAAAGCTTGTAAAGCGTTTTGAAACTTTTGAGTGTATAATTGCATATCTTGTGTGTTTTTCAAGTATGAAAAGGTTTCTGATAGCACACCATACAACAAAACTTCCGGTGCATTGTTAGATACAAAAGTTGTGGTGGATGTTCCAGATGTACCATCACCTAAACGTTCAGGAGTCTCATCATACCACATTTCTACTGTGTAAGCAGTATTTGGTGTAGGAGCTACAATTAAAGTTGTAGCATCCCAATTAGCCCAATATTTGGGTTGCCCTGTAAAGTTACTATCTGTAGTCGATCTTTCTTTTGCATATTCATCAATAAAAGTAGCATCTCTTTGCTCCATCCAAGATATAGTTCCGTCAGAACCATGTATCTGTAGTCCTCGTGCAAACCTAAATCCACCCTCTGGACTTGAAACATCTAAAAAACTGTTATTAGCTGTAAAAGTAGTAGTCGCATATCTTCTTTGTGCATCCGTATCTATCGTTCTATCAATTAAATTTTCAGTGTTTGTAAGAAAAACATTGATTACTGAATCTGTTAATACATCAGATGTCACCTCTGTATAGTTTCTTACATTTGTTAAAAGTTCAGTATAATTCATGATATCACAACGCTTACTGTACCAA